GTTATAGATGGCTTCATTCAAAAGCAAATACAATGTATAGAACATTAAATGCTTGGTATACTATTCCTGTAATTATTATATCAACTTTAACTGGCACAGCTAATTTTGCACAACAAAGAGTTCCAATAGAGTATCAAAGTTTATTTATTATGGCAGCTGGAGGTTTTAATATTTTAGCAGGTATAATAACAACTATACAGCAATTTTTAAAAATAACACAATTAAATGAAGCTCATAGAGTTAGCACAATAGCATGGGATAAATTTTATAGAAATATAAAAATTGAACTAGCTAAGCATCCATCAGAAAGAATAGACCCAAAACACATGCTTAAAATGAGTAAAGAAGAATTTGATCGTTTAATTGAAACAAGCCCAAGTATACCTGATGAAATTATCGATGAATTTAAAAACAAATTTGAAGGACAATCATTATTTGATAAAATAGTTAAACCTGAAATATGTGATATACTAATACCAACTTCAGAATATAGAAATCCATGGTATACTGAAGAAAATCAAGCTAAAAATATTAATGATGCTCTTAATAACCAGATTATTAAGAAAAATAAAATAAAAAAACAAAATGATTTAGATAAAAAAACAATAAACGATTTTGTTGGTCTATTTTATAATTTAAATAATCGTCACCCAATGGAAACCGAAATTATAGATAATCTAAAGGAAAAAATAAATATTAGTACAATTAAAAAAATTCTTGAACAAAATAAATATTTAGATATTAAAAAAGAGGATGCTAATAAAGATGATAAAGATGATAATGAATATGTAAGTGTTGTTTAAACTTTTGGGTTGTCATTTGGTAAAACTAAAATACATAATATAATAAATATGTAAAATAATATATATACGCCATATACATCTTCGCCAATTCCATAAAAATTTAGCACTTGAGTTAAACTATAGAAAATTATAATTGATAAACCTATTAATGTTACAGGATTCATATATTATTATTTAAGATATTATTCTAAACTATTCTATAACTATGATTATTTGAATCATATTTATTTCCAATACTATTTTTATCTATAAAATGAAAACTTAATGGAATTTGTTGATTATAATTTTTTAATACGATTAATGGAGTTTCTTCTACAAAACTTCCATCATCTAATTCCATATCCCCTAAATAAGCACTATCGAAAGTTTTTGCCCATATACCATCGTGATCCGATATTCTTAATGTTTGAATTTCATAATTTTTATTTAATGATGAGTCTTTTAGTCTTAGTTTTTTTGTTTCCGAATTATCATTTGGAGAATTTGGTATATTTTCAATGTATTTTGTCCTACCTGTAAATAAAGCAAACCTAACTATTCCACCTTTTAAATATCTGCCATTTTCATTATCAGTTATTAATTTATTATACATATATTCAGGTTTATAGTCATAAGACCATCCGCCTTGTCTTATAGCGTAATTAAAATCAGTAAAATAATAATAAGGTCCTAGAATTGCCGATTTATTTTTTGAACTCTCTCCAAATATATAAGTGAAATTAATTATCTCAGGAGTTGGTTTGCCAACAAATCCAACAATTGGAAGTTCATATGCTTCATTATTTTCATCGTATAAATAGTTTATTGAACCATTTGTAATAAAAAAATTCCTAGTGTCTTCACTTATTAATATATTACATATTTTACCATAATTTATTATTTCATCTGCCAAAACAAACATTAAATGACTATAACTATATGTATCATCAATATTTACATGATTATTTGTTGTATCAAAAAACAGATAAAGTTTTTTATTATATTCATAATATCCATCAAATTCTAGTTTTTTATTAAATTCTCCAAAATTTTCAACCTGTAATGCACCGGATAAAAATACTTTTGAATAATCAATTAGGTTTTCATAATTAAGTTTGGTAAAAATAGGTAAAACTGGTAGATGCATTTTATTAAAACCATCATTAGAGAGAAGATATTGAATAAATGGAAATTTTCCTGATATATTAATTCTATAAATACATAATATTATTTGCTTATATGATGTTGGGTCAACAATTAATGATAAATCTTTTATTAGAAAATTCTTAATCGCATAATTATAATATTTTGGGTTTCCTGGTATATATTCATCCTTTTCCATAATTATAATTATACTATGATAATTTGTTTAATTTATTTTATTATTTATCTATTTTTCTTTTAATTGTCTCTTTGATTTGTTCTTCTCGATTATCCATGACATGTTTTGTTATTTCTTCTGCGATTTTCACATCATTCTTGTAATAATTTTGTAATGCTGTTAAAAGCGTTTTCCCATTAATCGGTTTTTTAATTTTATTCTTTTTATAAACTAATGCACCTCCATTAATATCAAAACAATCGATACTATTTGTTTTCATTACTGATACTAAACTTTCTGTTAATATTTTTTTTTTATTATTTCTTTCCTTAATTTCACCCTTTAATTGTGTTATTTCATTATCCATTTTAATCCATTCCTTTATATTATTAACTAGTTGTTCTTTTGGGTTTTGTGTTTGTTCTTTAGTTTCCATTAAGTAATTATAATATATTATATTTAAATCTTTAATTATTTATAATTTAATTCTTTGTATAATAAATAATGTCGTTTACACATATTTTCTGAAACAATTTTACATCCACATGGGTTTCCTTTATTTGTGCCTCTTTTTAAAATTTGAACGCATCCAGGTTGGATCTCTACATTTGATGGTCCTAAGACAACATTCTCTGATATTAGTTCCTTCTTCAAAACTTTTATTTCTGATAGTAAATTTTTTTCCAATGTTTTTGCTTTCTGTTTTTCTTCTTTTTCTTTGGCCTTTGCGGCTTGTTTTTCTAAAAGTTTTATCGATTTTTCTAGTATTTTTGACTGCTTTTTTTCATCCTTTTCCTTCTCCTTTTGTTGTAACTTATATTTCTTTATCATCTCTTTCTTATGTGTATAGCAATAATATTTTGTATCACCATATGTAATTGGTTCTGATGGATTTATTTTATTGTAAACTAAAATTTTTGTTCCGTTACAATGATGACAAGATTTATTGTTTAGATATTTAGAATTAGTATCTGTTTCCGGATTATTTATATCATAACTAGGATTTGGATATTGATATTCACATTTATGTGATATATAAGTAAAATTTAAATGTGATTCCTTTAAATCAGGGTCGTAGAAATTTACACCATTTACTTTTTCCAAGCCAAATTCATGATAATATGGAAGTAAATGGTTTTGTTTTTTTCGGCAATAAGGACATCTTATTTCGTTTATATTTAATTTACTATGCGAGCCTTCCATAAAATTAAATTTTTTTTTATGATTTATAATGTCATTATATAAAGGAATATAATTAAACTTGTGACCACAATCCATTATTACATGTTTATCCATTAATTGTTGATTTGTTATTAAACACTTATTTTCGTCTTCTTCGGTTTTTTCTTCACTCTCTTCAATATCAAGTGACTTATATAATTCAGCATAAAAATCTAATCCTCCTTCTATATTATATTTAACCATTATATTGTTATATGTTGTATCTTTATATTTTTTATATTTATTAAAATATAGAATGAGTCCGCCTGAAGTTTGGGGTCCTGCTGTATGGACATTATTTCATACATTAATAGAAAAAATGAATCCATATGCTTATCCACAGGTAATCGGTTCTATGTTTGGAATGATTGTAAGAATATGTAAAGTTTTACCTTGTCCAGAATGTTCAAATGATGCTAGCAACTTTTTAGCAAAAATTAAATTAAATAATTATAAAAATAAAGATGAGTTTAGAAATTTTATATATTTATTTCACAACTGGGTTAATGCTAAGAAAAGAAAGTCCCTTTATAATTATTCTGATTTATCAAAATATTCTCGTTTAAATTTAATATATGTAATTAATAATTTTATAGCAAAATATAACACAAAAGGAAATATGAAGTTGCTTGCTGAATCTTTTCAGAGAAGTTTTGTGGTTAAAGATTTGATTGCTTGGTTTAAAATATACGGGAGAGCTTTTATTATTCAACCAATTATTACTAATTATCATATACAAATTAACGAAAACCAAACTACTACAGAAGATAAAAATACTGAAAAGAAAACTGATGAAGAAAACCAACCTACTAGAGAAGATAAAAATACTGAAAAGAAAACTGATGAAGAAAACCAACCTACTAGAGAAGATAAAAATACTGAAAAGAAAACTGATGAAGAAAACCAACCTACTAGAGAAGATAAAACTACTGAAAAGAAAACTGATGAAGAAAACCAACCTACTAGAGAAGATAAAACTACTGAAAAGAAAACTGATGAAGAAAACCAACCTACTAGAGAAGATAAAACTACTGAAAAGAAAACTGATGAAAAAGAAAAATTTGTCACTGAAGAACCAGAACTTATTGTTAGTAATGAACAACATGTAGTTAAAGAAAAATTAAACATTGAAAAAGAAAATATAATTATTACGGATGAAAATATTAACAGTAAAAAAATAAATTTAGATGTGCAAAAAGAGATTATAGAAGAACCAGTTATTATTCAAACACCTAAAAAGAAAAAAAAGGGTAAAAATAAATAAATACAACTTTATGTGTAGAATGATTTATTTTTATGGTAACAAAAATATGTAAAATATTATAGTTCGCTTATCAGTTGTCCGTCTTTGAACATTTTACAACGAAATGTTTGCTTACTGGGTTGGTAACACATTTCTTTATCACTAGAAACTTCATTGAAGAATAAATATTTACCAGAACCACCAGCATACATCAAAGTAACTATTAAAGAAGCTGACGCAGCACCAAGTAATACATTTAAAAATAGATCACCCATTTTTATTATACAATTTTTGTAAATCTTTATAAACATATCTAAAAAGAAATAAGTAATCAAAGAAATAAATACCCAATAATTGATAGATCCATTACTGAACATAGGAAATGACAAATACATTATGGTAAATGCGAAAACAAACGCACTAAATGTTGGGTTACCATATTTACTATATTGAATAGAAGTACAAATAGTTTTATCATTTACAATAGGACTTGCTCCTGACATCATATAAATATAATTTCTAACAAAACAAAAACCTATTAAAAATCCTAAATAGATTAAACCTTTGAAGTTTTGAAATATAAATGATAGACTTGTTATACCTGTTGCGAGTATAATTGGGCTAAAAAAACTTAAAAAAACAACAAGATTCATTGGTTGAAATAATTGTAAAGGAGAATCTGGAACTCCTCCCAGTTTCATTGTTGTATTTTCACTGCTCATATAATAATTATAAATAATATAATTTTATAATTATAATCTAAATCTTTAGCAGCTTTATATATTTTGTGTATGGCTTTCACAACCATCTTTTCAATAAGCATAGTTTGTTATATTTATTTTTCTAAAATCAAATCCAACACATCTTCAACACGTTCAATTGAATGAAATTTAATTCCATTTATAACTTTATCGTGTTTATATTTTTCCATTATTTTATCAAAATCATTTTGATTTTCTTTTGGAAAGATAAACTCTTTTATACCAGATTTAATTGAATGTATTAATTTTTCTTGAAGACCACCAATTTCTGTAAGAAATAATCCAAAATGTGTCTCTCCGGTTATTCCAAAATAGTTCTTAATTTTCACATCATTTAGTAAGCTATATATTAAAACTGTAAAAGCTGTTGTTGCCGAAGGTCCATCTTTTTTCGTGCTTATATCTGGACAATGTATATGAATCCCACAAATAGTGTTATTTTTTATATCATTAAACTTTTCAATTAAATATTTTTGTCTAGCTGGACTTGTCAAATTCCAAGCATTAGTTAAACTAACACTGATTGATTCTTTCATAACATCGCCCATGGAACCTGTCAATATCAAGTCTAAAAATTTATTAGACGGGACAAAACTTGCTTGAATAGGAAGAACACCACCTTGGGCTATTTGATTCGCCCATAATGCATTTATTACTCCAACCTTACTCTCATTATGAATTTTGTATAATTTTGCTGGTTTTTTATCCTTAAAATATTTAGTTTTAATATCATCAATAGTTATTTTAATAGGTAATTCGAAATTAACATCAGAATTTTTTAATATATCTAAGTTAACCTCTCCAACTATTTCAAAAAGAATTTCTTTTAATTTACGAACACCTGATTCAGCAGTGTATTCATCTATAATAAACTTTAAAACTTCGTCTGTAAAAATTATCATTTCTTCTAATCCCATTTTCTTATAAACTTCTGGTAAAATATGAGTATTACAAATTATTAATTTATCTTCTAGAGAGAGACTATTAAATTTAATTCTATGAACGCGATCCAATAAAATCTTATCGATCGCATCTACATCATTGTAAGATAAAATAAATAATGCTTTTGACAAATCTAAATCAATTCCTGTAAAATATTTATCTTGGAAACAATCATTCTGTGCTGGATCCAATAAATGAGTTAGAATACCTACAATTTCTTTACCATGTTCTGTGCGACTAATTTTATCAACTTCGTCAATAAATATAATTGGGTTCATACACTTTTTGTCAATTAAAATTTGGACAATAGAACCCCATGTGCTACCTACATAAGTGTAGTTATGACCATGAAGTGTGCTCCCATTACTATCGCCGCCCATTTGTATCATAGAAAATGGTCTTGGGTTTCCTTTATCATCTTTCAAGCAATTTGATATACCTCGTTTAGCAAGCGAAGTTTTTCCGCACCCGGGTGGACCTTCAAAACCAAAACAATAACCATCTTGTTCACCATTTATCCACTGACCAATAATTCTCTCTATTTGTTTTTTAGCTTTATCATGTCCATGAACCGCTTTATCTAATGTATCTTTAACCCCTGACATATAATCCGTTATTTCTTTCATATTTTGATTAATCTTTTCAATATCATTCTTTATATCATCGTTGTTTAACGTTGGGTTCATATTTGTCTTAGAGTCAAATTCATTTATTATATCAGCTATTATTTTTTTGTCATTTTCATCTACTTCTTCAATATATGAATCAACTATGTCAAGTATATGAGAACATAATTCATCTTTATTTAAATGTGAATACTTTATCCTCTTATTATTATATTTCTTTTTAATATTATCCAAAGTTTTAATATTTTCAGTTAATTTTTTCTTATCTCCTGAAACCAAATATTTCTTTATGTTTTCTAATTGTTGTTGTTTATTTCCTGAAATACTATTTCCTTGTATTTTTTTTATATTTTTAATAATTTCAATACTTGTGTATTTTTCTTTTTGTTTTATTTCTGAAAAAATTTTGTCAATATTGTGTTTTTTATACATATCTTTAAAACTATTTCTTACGTTTTCCATCATATTTAATATAGGTTCTCTTTTATAAATACCAAATGGAATTTTTAATAATCCATCAAGATACTGTCGTGCCTTTGATCCTGAATCTTCGGATTTAGCTTTTACTTCTTTTAATTTCATCATAGCCTTTTCTTTAACAGTGTCAGATGCTTTTAATAAACAAATTTGTTGTTCTAATGGTATTTTATTTATATCAAAATTTGATAGCTGATTTGTGTATTGTATTGTTTTCTTCATAGCTTGTTTAAATGATTGCTTAATTGGCCAAGGAAAACTATCGAATAATATTGTTTGGTCTTGCGTATCTACATTTCCATTAGAATCATTTGAGAGAAGGTCATATAATAAGTAAGCTAAATACTGGTTTTCATAATTATATGAACGCACTAATAATGTTATCAAAGTATTTCTTTTATTATACATATCATCGCCTATGAAGTCTTTTACTGCTTGAGATATTTGTTTTTGTTTTATTAAATTATTTTGACTTGTTGAACCAGCAAATTTATTATAAATATCATTTTGATTTTCGAAAATTAAATAATCCTTTAACATTAAAGATGAAATAAATTTATCAAACGATTCTGTTTTAAAATTTGGTTCATTTGGAATATTTTCTTTTATCATTTTAATTTTATTTGAAATAAAATTATTATTTAAAAAATCAATTACGACATCATCTAGAATTCCATATATCAATAAATTCTTTTTAAGAGGTATAGAATAAACATAAACCTTTATACCATAAACTTTCATATGAAATTGCTTATAAGCTGAACCTATATCAAAACAAGATAAGTTAGCAGCATTCTTTTCATCTATATCATCTTTCTTTTTTATTTCATCTTTTTTTGGTATTACTTTATAACTAGTTGGATGAAAATATTTTTTTAATAGTTCAAATTTATTATATTCATTTTCATTAGTTGTTATTTTATTATTATTACCAAAACAAATTAACAATAAATCTTCCAAATTTTCTGTTCCATAATTTTTAAGAAGACTAGACAATTCATTATTTATTAATTGTAAACTAGTTATAATAGTATCAGTTGAGGTTAATTTAACACTTGTTATTTCTTCTAGTTTTTTGCTTAATTCACTAAGTTTTTCTATACATGAACTAACATCGCTTATTCCTAAAATATCAAGAGTCTTATTTTTTTGAACATGTATAATTGTTTTTTGAATTATATCTTTAAAAAAATCTATTTTCTTCTCAACTAATGGTAACACTTCATTCGCAGATTTTTGATTAGTTTCTTTTTTACTAGTTTGTGATTTATCTGACATCAATTATATATTATTCTTATTTAATATTTATATTCTTATTACTTAAACTAATTTTGCTTTAAGTAGATTAATTATTTTATTGTTTTATTGTTTTATATATTACATAATTTACACCTTTTTACATTTCAAACGCCGATTTTGAAAAGTTTCTAAAATTATAATTTTATAAATTGTTACTCATTTATTAACTTTATTTAGAAAAAGTTAATAAAAAACATAAATATTTAGGCATTTTACACCCTTGAAGATTTACACCTTTTATGAAAATTATCGGTATAAATTTAGAAATATTTGTCCCATTTTAAATCTTCAATGGTGTAAATGTCCAAAGGTGCAATAACTTTCATAAAGCAATGAAATATTCAAGAGTGCAAATAAAATTGATAGTAATAAATTTTTAATAAAACTTAAAAAAATAAATTCTTGCAATTATAATAACTATTAATATAAAATTTGTCCAATTTTGAATTTTACCAAATGTTTTTTCAATAAAATCAACTATAATCATATTTTTTTCTGTTTTATTTACAAAATAGTAAACTAACTGTAAGGCAAATAAAAAATATCTAAAAGCAGATATTAACATAGATACCAAGAAAAGTATTGTTAACCAATTCAAAAATTTACCATAGTAAAATAAAAACACACTAATCATAATTGTTTCAATTATATTAAAATAAAATCTAAGTTGTTTGAGTATTTTTTGTGTAGTTGTTAATTCATTATATGGTTTTTCATCTGGCACATAATATTGGTTTATTATAGCAACAAATACTTCTATAAGTACAAAAAATAGTAATAAAGTAAGTAAATTAAATATATAGCTATTATTCATTTATATATAAATTATATAAAATAATTATTTTTTAGAATTATAATGTCTAATATTATATTTTTACAATTTTGTAATTTTGGTGTAAAACACCTAAATTACAAACAAATATGATAAAATATGTAATATAAAATCAAGTCATTATTTTATATATTAATAAATACTATTTAAACGCAATATTGTATATACTATAAATACAATAATGGGAGTGCCTAGCTACTTCAGTTATATCGTTAAAAATCATTCAAATATTATTCGTAAGCTATCTTCTAATCCTATTAAAGTAGATAATCTTTACTTGGATTGTAATTCTATTATATATGACGCTTTTTATAAAATGGAATCAACTTCGATGAATGAACAAGTGTCAAATGCTATTATAACAAAAACAATACAAACTATTAAAGACTATATTAATTCATTAAAACCAACAGGAAGATTAATGATTGCTTTTGATGGTGTAGCACCTGTTGCTAAACTAGAACAACAACGTTCTAGAAGATTTAAATCGTTATATCAGAATTCTTTATCTAGATCAATATATAAGACAACTACACCTGATCCTTGGAATACTACTGCTATTACTCCTGGAACTATATTTATGAAGATGTTAGATGAAAGGATCAATACCGCTTTTTCAGATCCATCTATATATAATCTAAAGCATATTATAGTTTCAGGAAGTAATGTACATGGCGAAGGAGAGCATAAAATATTTAAATATATAAGGGATTATCCTACATTTCATAATGGGGTTAATACAATTATTTATGGTTTAGATGCTGATCTTATTATGCTTTCTATAAATCATTTGCCTATAACGAGAAATATTTATTTATTTAGAGAAACTCCTGAATTTATTAAGTCTATTAATTCTGAGCTTGAACCAAACGAAACTTATGTATTAGATATTCCTGAATTAGCAGACGCTATAACACTCGACATGAATAATAAAGGGGAATTAACATCTGAACAACAAAAGAACCGCATTTATGATTACATATTTTTGTGTTTTTTCCTGGGTAATGATTTCATGCCACATTTTCCGGCCGTAAATATTAGAACAGGAGGTCTTGATAAAATGCTACAGGCTTATAAGGCTACAATTGGTAATACAAATGAAAATTTAACAGACGGAAAAATTATTTATTGGAAGAATGTAAGAAAATTGGTTGAATTTTTAGCTAAGAATGAGTTAGATTTTCTAAAACAAGAACATAAAATTCGTGATAGAAAAGAAAAGAATAAAATTCCAGATATTACTCCGGAAGATAAGATGAATAATTTTATAAATATTCCAGCTTATGAGCGCTCTGTAGAAAAATTCATAAATCCTTATAAAGATAATTGGCAACAAAGATATTACAAAACACTTTTTGACGTTGAAATAAATGAAGAAAGATGTAGACAAATTAGCACTAATTATTTAGAGGGTTTAGAATGGACTATGAAATATTACACAACAGGATGTCCAGATTGGAGATGGTGTTATAATTATAATTATCCACCACTATTACAAGATCTTATTCAGTTTATACCATATTTTAATACTGACTTTATAGAAAATAAGATTGAAAACCCTGTTTCAGAACTCGTTCAATTATGTTACGTAATGCCGAGACAAAGTTTAGTTTTTTTACCAGAAAAATTATATAAAGCTTTGATAAAAAATAAATTGGAACAATATAGAACTGAATGTCATTTTTCATGGGCTTATTGTAAATATTTTTGGGAATGTCATCCAAATCTTCCACATATAGATGTAAATGAATTAGAACGATTTGTAAATATTAATAAGTGATTGTATATTATTTTGGGTTCTTTAAGTAGTGTAAAATAATATATAAGTTTTGAATTTAAAGAACAGATATACTACATAATGAAGGTAAATTTCAGAGTTTTCTTAAAAAAGTGCGATTTTTTTTCCCTACACATGAAGAGAAAAGATAGACTTTCAAAAAATGAAAAGTGTTTTAGCTTTTTCAAAATGGACAAAAAAAATGTCCAAATTTGTTTTTCCCGGATATTTTATGTAAAAGTCGTGAATTGTGACGATAAAAAAAAATTATCGTAAGATAATAAAAAAAATAATCCAATTTTTGTGACGATAATTTTTTCTTTCAAAATTTGGACATTTTTGGATTTGTCCATGTTTTGGCAATATTTGGCAATGTTTTCCATCGCAAAAATCGCAAAAAAAAAAGTGTGAAAAATATATTTTGAACATAAAATCATAATAAGTGATATATTTTAATTTATTCTTAAAAAAATATGACTGTTGCGATTTTTTCCATTGCGATTGACGACTTTTCAATCCATTTGCGATAAATCGCAAAGACAAATTTAACAACCGATATATCAAGCATAAAACAAATTTATTTTATGAGAAAATTGTCATATCGTGTCGTCTTTAAGTAGTTTTTATATTTATTATATTTTTATTAAATACTTAAATATAAAATATAAACATTATTTAGGCAATAATGGAAATCGCAAAAATCGCAAAACCTTGTTTTGAATGTGAGAAATGTAATTATATTACGAATAATAGATTTGATTTTAGAAAACATTGTCAAACTATTAAACATAATCAAGATATTATTAAAAATTTTTCAATCGACATTGAAAAATCGCAATCCAAAAAATATTTATGTACAAAATGTAATAAAAGTTATAAAGATAATTCTGGCTTATGGAAACATAAAAAAAATTGTAAAAAAATATTTGATGAAATTGATGAAGATTCAATAATTTCAAATACTAATGTTCAAACCTTATCAAGTCAAATAACGCCTGAACTTATTCTAAGTGTCTTGGAACAAAATAAAGAATTGACTAATTTGGTTGTAGAACAAAATAAGACTATTATGGAGTTAGCGAAAAGTGGTCAAGGTAATACTATTAGCAACAACAATATTAATAGCAATAATAAAACCTTTAATTTACAGTTTTTCTTAAATGAAACTTGTAAAGATGCTATGAACATTACTGATTTTGTCGATTCTCTCAAACTTCAATTATCTGATTTAGAAAATGTAGGTAAACTTGGATTTGTAGAAGGTATTTCTAGTATAATTGTGAAAAACCTACAAGCTCTTGACGTACATAAACGACCAGTACATTGTGCAGACAAAAAACGCGAAGTGCTTTATATAAAAGACGAAAATAAATGGGAAAAAGAAGATGAAGAAAGAAATAAAATGCGCAAGGTTATTAAAAACGTTGCCTTTAAAAATGAAAAATTATTACAAAAATATAAAGAAGTTCATCCAGGCTGTAATTTTAGTGAATCAAAATATTCAGATCAATATAGCAAATTAGTAATTGAGGCTATGGGAGGAGCTGGCAATAATGATTCTGAAAAAGAAGATAAAATAATTCAAAAAATAGCAAAAGAAGTAGTAATTGATAAAAAATTTGAATGTAATGATTAAATTTAGAATTGAATTTAGAAATTTTAAAATTAATATTATAAATATTTATGTCTAAACAAGTTATTAGTGAAATAGCTAATCGCGATGCTTTTTTTACTCTTTTAGACCATAATCCAGGGCTAATTATTATAAAGTTATCGGCGGAGTGGTGTTCGCCATGTGCAAAAATAAAACCAGCTGTTCATGGTTTTTTTGCTTCATCACCCCCAGAAGTAGTTTGTGCTGATATAGATGTTGATAAATCATTTGATTTTTATTCATTTTTGAAATCAAAGAAGATGGTAAATGGAATTCCAGTATTATTGTGTTATAAAAAAGGAAATGCAACTTATATTCCTGATGATAGTATAACAGGAGCGGATCCAAATGGTTTACATCATTTTTTTACAAGATGTGGAAGTCATTTAATGGATGTTGTAACGAAATATCCAGGAAAACAACGATAAATAATAAAAATGAGAAATCGAATACAGATAATCTTTTATTATTACCATTTGAAGATAAATATATACTAGAATGTCGCATAAGCAAAAAGGGATTTGAATATACTTGTATCTGCTATAAGAGAGTATGATAAAAATAATAATAATTGTTGTGTATGTTTAGATTGTTATACATTGTGTTTATAATTTTACACAATAAAAATGTAAATGTTTCAAAAGAAAATAATTTATATCTATGTTGTTGTGTAATTTATTTTACATAAAGTAGAAAAATTTTATAATATTATAATATATGAAATTAGGTAATATACAAAATTTATTTATACTTTTTTTTATTTTAATTTTATTAGGATTTTTATATAGAAGATTTGAAGATAAACGCATAAGAGAAGAAAATAAAGACAATTATGAGGCTATTCAAAATTATTTACTTGACGACGTAACTTTAGGTAAGAGTAAAAAACCGATATTATGGGTTCATGTTCCTTATGAATATAATTCAAGAAAATGGTTAAGTTTTGGTTCTAGAAGTTCATTTGATTTAAATCAACCATATTTATATTTAACAGTTAGGAGTATAATTAAACATTGTGACAAGTCATTTACAATTTGTATTTTTGACGATAATTCACTTCGAAAATTAATTCCTGGATGGAATATTGATATGACCAGATTATCTGACCCAATTTTATCCAATATGAGAACATTAGGAATGATGAAATTGTTATACATTTATGGTGGTATGATGTGCCCAATTTCGTTTTTATGTATGAAAGATTTATCAGGATTATACGCAAAAGGCACTAGAGGAAATAAAATGTTTATTTGTGAAACAATTGACAGAAATTCAACCTCCGTAAGAATGAATTTTTATCCAAGCGCATCATTTTGTGGTGCTCCAAAAGAGTGTGAAATAGTAGCAAATTTATGTAATTATATTCAAGCTATTACATCTCATGATTATACAGCAGAGTCTAAATTTTTGGGTCAATACGATAGATGGTGTATGAAAAAAGTTGAAGAAGGTAGAATTAATTTAATTGAAGGTGTAGAAATTGGAACAAAAACAATCGATGATAAACAAATAATTTTGGATGATTTAATGTCTAATAATTATTTGGATTTATACAAAGGAACATATGGTATTTTAATTCCATCAAATGAATTACTTAGTCGTTTACAATATGGTTGGTTTGTTAGAAGCTCGCCAAGACAGATATTAGAATCGGATACCATTATTGGTAGTTATTTACTTCTCTCTATTGGTCCGGAACAAGAAGCAGGAGTTTTGGAACCATTAGAAATGAAACCAAATTGGGTAAATTTTTGGAAAACAGATTTGTATCCTGGGTTATATGGTCTTAAACCATACGGACTTGGAAATAACATGACAAAAGTTTCTTATACTGGCCGTTAAAATATTTAATAAAACAATTTAAAAACAGCTACATAATTAAAGTATAAAATGAGTGGATTTTCGAGTGATTGTTTAGTGTTAAAATTAGAAGAAATTAAAGTAGAAAGTAATGAAATTGATACTACTTTATATGTTTTATATGATACAAGAAAAGATATATATCTAATAAGAGGTGAACGCAAATGGACTTTAAATCGTAAATTTTTGTCATATTCGTTTGAATGTGAAACTGCAAATGATTTGGCAGATTTTATCGAGTATGTAGTTCCATCACATAATTTAGTAAATGAAGTTTTGTATAATTATGATAATTTTCCAGAAAATTCAGATGAGATAACATATGACTTTTTAAATGACTATGATGATAGTGATTACGTTATTTCAGGATATAATCGTAAAAAATTAAAAAGACGAAGGCTTTTGCGAAATTTAAGAATGTTAAGAAATGTATTTAATTATTATTAAAAATTCTTATAGTAATATAAATGGGGTTCAATGAAAATGCATTTATGTTAGCAGGAACAGCTATAGCTATAGCCGGAGTAGGATTATATATATGGGATACAAGAAAAAATAGTGTAGTAAATACTTATAATCAATATAGACAAGCAGGAGGATCAAGAAGATATAGAAAAAATCCACATAAAAAAACAAGAAAACACTAATTAGTTTAAAATATAATAATTAAATTACTTATTATATTATAATTATGAACGATTCAATGTCCATTCTTTTAGCAACAACCATTTTAGCTCTGGGTGGTTTAGGTTTTTATATGTATAAGTCATCAGATGATAAACAAAAAGGAGGCGAAGATGAATACAATGAAGATAATATTTTTGGTGGAAATTTTTGGGGTTCATCAGATGATAATAATAACGATGAAAAAAAAATAGATGAAAAAATAGATGAAAATTTAGATGAAAATTTAGATGATGAATATAAACCACGCAGAAAAAATGCTAAGACACAAAGAAATAGAAAATCGTCAGGAACTTCAAGACGTAAATACTAATAATATATATAATAAACAATATCATATGTAGATTTAGTATATTTAATTTGAGATGTATATGTAATTTTATTATAATTACATATTTGTCTTAGAACAGTAATAAAACTATTATAAGTTAATTTTTTCTCTAAATATTTACGTTTAGATAAATGATAATATGGTATACATGTTATTAAAAAGTGCTGAATATATTCATTATAAATACCTTTTTTAAAAGAATCCTTATTGAGCGTATAATGTTTTTCGTTTTTTGAACATATTTTATCAAGTAGTTCAAATAACAATTCATTGTGTATTTGAGTTTTAAAAATCTGTATAGACATATATATTATATTTATTTAAAAAATATAAATTTACGCACTTAATATTTTTATAAGATTATTGGTAAATAGAGAAAGCTCAATTTCATCCTCATGAATATTATGAAAAATAGTAATATATTTACATAAATATGGTATGATTTTATATTTTTGTTCTTCTGTCAAAATATTAGTAGTTTTAATAAAAATAAAATAGTTATCAAGAATATCCATTACAGAATAGCCTTTATCATAAAGCTCGTAAATAATTTGAATGGCAGATATCAATTGAGAATTTAAGATTAAATTAGTATATTCTTCAAAAGTTATAAAACTAATATTAGAGCATAGCTGTGTAGCTAAATTGAGTGTTATTGTTTGATTAAGAAGTTTAAATTTTTCCATATAATTAATAAGAATTTTAACAGTATTATTAGATATGTTAATTATAAATTCTTCAGCATCATTATCAATGATTATATTTTCTTTATCTTTAATATTATTAATAATATTATAGAGATTATCTCTTTGTAATGGTTTTATTTTAATAATAGTAAATCGTGATTGTAAACTTTCAATAACTTTTTGGTTGTTACTACATGAAGATATAAAATTAACATTATGACTGAATTTATCGATACAATTTCGAAAAACTTGTTGACTTTGTTCATTAATAAAATCAATATCATCAAGAACAACAAATTTTTTCTTACCTTTTATATTTGAACAAGTTTGACAAAAAGTTTTAACATCAGTTCTATAATAATTAATACCCTGTTCTTTAAGACTATTAATGTATAAAACATTGTCTTCATATTCTTTTAGAGAGAACCCTGAATAATATTCTCTAATTAAAGCATTAAGTATAGTCGTTTTACCTGATGTCATATCACCAATTAATAATATATTGAGTTCATCAATTAAAATAAGAGTTTTAAGAGTTTTAATAACTTCATTATTTTCACCAAAATCTTTAAAATAAAGTGGTTGGTATTTATTAATAAATAATTTATCTGTCATAAATATTATACGTTAATAATTATTTAAGTATATCTTTTATTATAATATTAAATGGCCGAAAATTTTTATAATATTTTAGGTGTAAGTGAAAGCGCTACGAAAGACGAGATTAAGAAAGCTTACAGAAGTTTACAGATGAAATATCATCCTGATAGAAATTCAAGTAGTCAAGAATCAATAAATATGACACAAAAAATAAATGAAGCATATGAAACATTGGGGGATGATGATAAAAAAAATCAATATGATATGACAAGAAATAATCCATTTATGAGAATGGATAGTCAAGGTCCACATAATATGGATATTCCATTAAATGATATATTTAATATGATGTTTGGAATGCCTGGAATGCCTGGAATGCCAGGAATGCCTGGAATGCCAGGAATGCCTGGAATGCCTGGAATGCCTGGAATGCCAGGAGCAAAAATACACATATTTCACGGAGGTCCAATGAATTTTCAACAAGCAATTAATAAACCTATACCAATTATAAAATCTTTACAGATAACTATGGAACAAGTATTTACAGGAGCATCAATACCTTTAGAAATAGAGAGATGGATATTAGAAAATGGAACAAAAGTTTTTGAAAAAGAAACTATTTATATAGATATTCCTCAAGGTATAGATGAAAACGAAATGATAATACTAAGAGATCGAGGAAATATAATATCAGAACAAATTAAAGGAGATATTAAAGTAAATATTTTAGTGCAAAATAATACAACATTCAGACGTTCAGGATTGGATTTAATTTTTGATAAAACCGTTTCTCTCAAAGAAGCTTTGTGTGGATTTTCTTTTGAATTAAATTATATAAATGGAAAGAGTTATACTTTAAATAATAATAAAGGCAGTATTGTTCCTCCAGAATATAAAAAGATATATCCAGAAATGGGCTTAAAACGTGGAGAACATAAAGGTAACATGATTATAAATTTTCATATAGATTTTCCAACGAGTTTGACTACAGAACAAATTGATAAATTAAGCGAGATTCTTTAAGTAATTAAATGAAATTATTTATTATTTTATAAACAAATTAAAGACAATATATTTGATTAATATGGTGGGATTGGGGAACTCACGATGTTTGGTTTAGATGAAGAACTAAATAACCACCAAAATTTGTATATTTTTATTATATTATTTAAGAATATAGTTTTCTTTCTTGTGCCACTCTGTGATTGTGGTTGGATGGCTGCCTAACAATTATTAGTTTCGGTTTTCGGCAGCCGTATTTTTTTTTGTTTTAAATAGCTACGGGTATAAGTCAGTGGTAGACTATGTGACTTCCAATCACACAACCCGGGTTCGATTCCCGGTGTCCGTATATTTGTGCCTTCTTAGCTTAGTGGTAGAGCACCAGTCTTGTAAACTGGAGGTCCTGGGTTCAATTCCCAGAGGAGGCTTTTATAATTAATTATTTTATGTATTTAATTATAAATTTTAGCTCATTTTATTATTTTTTAAACTACATATATATAAATGGCAGGCAGATCAAGAGTTATGAGATTAAAACAATCAATTGTCAATAATATTGACGCTCACACTTTTTCAGGACCGATGAAAAGTGGCACATCACCTAGTGTTGGAGTTACTCGTTATTATTGGTATAATTATGCTACACAATGTAATCAAAATCCAAATCAAGTTAAAAAGAATTATGATAACATGGTTTTCTTAAATATAAATCCAGCCCAAACACCAGTAAGTGCTGGTTTCAGACCAACTACTAATTATAATTACTCTTATATTGGACCAAAAAGAGTTGCATTTTATGATGCGAATGTTAAATATGATAACCATTATTATAGACCTAGATACCCTATTCAACAACCACCAGTTAATTCAAAAACTCTTGTTAATATTCAACCTTCAAGACATATGACAGGTTTTCCATCTAAGTAAATATATACTTTATTACTACCATTATGAATAACAAGAATTAACGCCCTAGATAAGTATAAAAATTACCACATTTTCTATTCTCTCCATTACAAACACTCGCTAATCTATTTTTAGCACGTCGATTTGCTATACTTGATGCACCTATGCCACTTTGTCCAGGTGTATATTTATTATATAAATATTGATATGTATTACAACCAACATTGCCTCCAGCAGCAAATTTTGTTGAACGACGCCCACCTACTCCAACATTTTTCTTATATAAAAATCCAGGAAAATTAGTTGTATTTCCATACCAAAATTGTCCATTTGAATTACTTCCGCTTCCAAATTTTGACATATATATATATATACTAAATAAAATAATGAAATTTTCAAGGGTGTAAGTTTTATTATTTTATTTAGTATATATATATATTAATGAACTTTAGCAGAAGCGTTCAAATGGGAAACATAACAAAATCATCTAGATCTGGAAGAAATAGCAGTAGCAGTAGCAGTAGCAGTAGCAGTAGCAGTAGCAACAGTATTAATACACCTAAAAACGTAAATTATCGCGTGACATTAAGATATTGCGGTATAAAAGAATTATTTCGGGTTCCTCAAAAATCGGAAACTGGACAAAATATAGCAATAAAAAGAGAAAAAACTATAACTATTTCTAAGCCTGAAAATACTAGTAAAGAAGATATTATAAAAATGATTAATACAGATTTACAAAATAATCAACTATCCGATGTAGGTGCTGGTTATACGATTGACTTAAACAGAACAGAAGAACTTGGCCCAGACGAATGTTCAGGAAGTCTATGTCTTATATTATATTTAAACGGGCCTAATGATACAGAGTGTCAATCTAGTGATACAAAATATTATACATCTGAAGAACTTAATTTAATTATTTATAATGAAAATAGAACTATTCCTTCAGACGCAATATTAACAGATATTGATTCATTAAACCCTAATAAAAAATATTTAATAATCGCATACCCACCTGATAACAATATTCCTAGTGAATTACCAAATAAACCTATTTTTTCTATTAAACTACAGGAGTATTCACGACCAGTTGACTTCCAAAATGCTATTGGTATATTTAAAAAACAAATTCAACCAGGATTTTTTAGTTTTGAACAAATAAGCCCAGTTAATTTTAATGGTACAAATATCATAAGAGAAAATATAGGTGGAAATATTGATCCTGGTAAAACATACAAAGGATATATTTATGTAGAACCATACCCAATATATAAAAATTACATTAAGTTTTATGAACTACCTCCTTCATATGATAATTTGTTTAAGAAATCTTTTTTTGAGAAAACATCATCGTTTTTTAAAAAACCAGTTGGAGGTAAAATAAGAACTAATAGAAGAAATAATAGAAAAACTAATAGAAAAACTAATAGAAAAACTAATAGAAAAACTAATAGAAAAACTAATAGAAAAACTAATAGAAAAACTAATAGAATGTGAAAAGGCCTAAATAAAATATATGGTAGAAATGCTGTGAAAAGAAGGTATCATATATTGAAAGACTAAAAATATATAATTTTTTATCCTTTTAACATTTCACGAAACGCAAATGCCTTTGGAATGCCGATTTTTATATAGTGAAAATTATATAAAAATATTACTTTTACATATACAAGAAACATCAAAAGGGCTCTTTACCGGTTTCTATGTAACATTTGCATACAAAACAAGATTTATTACAACCCAAATAATGATCATATCTATTACTACAAAATGCAGGAAGTTTATAATCTTTACTTATCCAAAAGTCTTCTAATTTATCTAATTCAATATTATTATAATGAAAATTATGGGAGAAATAACTAGCACGATATCTTTGGACGAAATCAGGATCTCCTAAAGAACACCGACACATAGGACATCTAGCAGTTGAAACATAAGAAGACGACAACCATTTACTTTCAATACACTTAAATAAGCATTTTTTATGAAAATGATGACCACAATTAGTAATAAAAGCAGAGCTTTTCATAATAATTGGTTCATAACAAATAGGACATTCATCTCCAGGTTTAATATAACATCTAATTTTAAAATCGCATGGTGTTTCTTGGTCTCCAATTGTAAATGGTTTAACTTCTTGTTCTAGATGACATAGGCAATCATTATTGATACAAGAATTACATTCTCCAATTGATTTTTTTAAATTACAATAATGATAATAACGAGAATTACGCTCATATAAATAAAATACATCTTCTAATGTTGACATTTGATAATAATGTGTATAAATATTATCAAATATAAATAATATATCAATTTTATTAAAAATTATGTTTGATTTTGTTTGTCTTGTAACCTTTTAAGTCGCCTCTCTTCATTATATTTATCTCTTTTTTCTTTTTTTATACGTTCTTTTTCTTGTTCAATTAGTTTTTGTTGTTCTTGCCATTCTGTTGTTTGTTCTAATAATTCTTGTTGTTTTAACTTTTCTGCCTTTACTTCAGCATTTTTAAGTTTTCTTTTTTCTTTCAAAATTTCTTTATTTTTTTCTCTCCAAACCTTTTGCCACTCTTGATGTTGTTCTTTATTTTTTTCTCTATATTCTTTCGTTTTTTCATAAATTTCTTCTTTATGTTCAGCACGATATTTTTTCATTTGTTCCGAAATAACCTCTTTATGTTCCTCTTTGTATTTTTTGGTTTGTTCCTTAAGGTATTCCTTATTTTCTTCTCTATATTTTTGGATTATTTGTTTTTTGAGTGAATTTCTATCTTCTTCTGAAATATATGCTTTTAGAGAATTTAAATTTGCGCTATATTCATCAATTAATTCCTGTTCTCTTATTCTTGCTTCTAACTTAGTTTTTCCAATAAATTTTTCAATTTCAACCATTTCCCATTCGTCCCAACCGCCATTTTGTCTTATTACTTGGTAAAGTTTTATATGTGATTTACTATGGTTTATATCTATACAGGGTAAATTGTGTTGTCTTTTTCTGAAAACAAAGTTATTTGTGTGACCAATATAACAATAGTTTAAATTAGTATTTTTAGGGTAAATTTTATACATAACATAATCGTCAATGTCAGATGCTGAATATATCAATGTAGATTCTTCCTCCATTCTATACATATTTATATAATTTGTTTATATAAATATATCAATTTTATTAAGAAATCTTTCTAGTAGGAATATCACTAGCAACAAGATATATGGAGTTTTCCGTAATAATAATATACTCAGTTCCAGACTTATAAAACTTCTGAATAGTCGATGTATATTCGTCTTCTGACTTCACTAACAATTTCTCACCATTCTCTCTAGCTCCAACAAGCGCTTTCTTATCAAGAGAAGAAGTCCAATAATCTAACATAATTGGTTTGTCTTCAACGATAGCAAGTTTACTAGCGTGTTTCATGGTTACATCACTAGGTAATCTATAATTAAAAGGGGCAGCAGCCGTGCTCTCAGTCTGTTGACTTGTTTTTTGTTCGGACATATTATATAATTTAAATATATTAGTCTTTAAATACTTATATATTTAAATTATTTTAATTTAAATAATATAAAATAATAAATATAATGAAAACACTTGATATTAAAGAAGTTAATTATTCATTACATAATAATGAAAATTTTAAAAAAGAATTAGACTCTGAAATAAGTGATGTTACTAAAAAATTATCTGAATTATTTATTGATTATTTCAAATTTATTATAGAAAATATAAAATTAAAAAAAACTCAATTTTCACGATTTATTATAATAAGAGGTTTAGATACCATTATAAATGTATTTAACCATATATTATTTTATACAAAAAACCTTGATGTAACATATTTTCATTGTCAAAAAGCATTCTATTTTTATGTAGAATTTGTAGGGCAGATTTCTGAAGATGAAAAAATGTTTTTACAACTCAGTTCAAGAGATGCAACTACATATGTTTATAAAAAAACTATATTCGAAATTAATTATGAAACAAGAAAAAGCAATGAAGAAATATCCGATTATACTCGTTTAAAATTGGATATTATAAATTCATATGCTGACTTATACAAAACAATATTATTAAAATTAATTAATTGTGATTTTTTAAATAATGAAAATTTATTAAGTATTCAAAATATATATACAAAATTAAATAATTTAACAAATAAATCAAAAATCAAATTATTAAATGAGTTGATAGAAAAGTTTTATTATTGTATTGATGATGATAAATTCTTTTTTGATTCATGTGAATTACTAGTTAAAAAAATTTGTAAAAACCAAGATTTATTATATAATGATTGTTTAAATAAATTTTTATCTGAAGAATTTAAAGATAAACTTCAAGAAAGTTGTGATAAATTTATAAATTGGTTTATGAATTGATTTCTATGATAATAGTCTTACGCCTTATTTTTTTAGTTTTATCTTTTAAAGGAACATTTTTTTCAGAATCACCAAGTAAATAATTTTGGCAAATATTAGCATATTCATTATTAAGAATAATTTTAAGAAATTCATATATAACCATTAAAACATTTTCATCGCATTTTCCAACAATTAAAACACTGCCTGTTCTAAATATCATAAATGATACTTCTTTAACGTTTTTATATAAATTTTTATTTTCCTCTGAAATTTGACAACCATTTTGAATACCAACGTCAGGATTATAATAAAATTTACATTGAATTCCTGGATATGAGCAAGGATCATACATAGATTGAATATTGTACTTAAATTTTAATATATCATTTAAAGCCTCACGATTAATAAAGAACCCGCAATTAAAATTCGAATTAATTAGAACAGTTTCATTAGTGTCAGGCTTATATCCTAAACCATTACTAACATAAGGTTGTAAGGTTTTAACTACTTCTTCTAATATTAGTTGAAATACGGATTCATTTTGAACTCCAGGAATTTCTAGTTTTCCAGTGTTAAACACTTTAACATGAAATTCTTTAAAAGTTTGTTCAATCTTCATGCGAAGAATTAGTACAAAACAATTATAAAACGCACTCTTCTTTTTACATCTATAACTTAAAATATCCTTTTTCGAAATTCCAATACTAATTTTACGAATATCTTTAAATTTAATACGACCAGTTGGATTGTCAATATGAATTATGACATTTTCTTCAAAATAAGGTTCATCTTTAAGTTTGTCTTGAATAAAATAAAGTTCTTCCTTTTCAGTGGAATTAAATTTCATTTGTTTCTTAATAACACCATTAGAAACTTTATAATATGGTATAATAGGAATATCCCAAAATATTTTTTTTAGGTCGATTGTCATGTTTAAATAAGCTATTTTGGTTTTAGTACTTATATATATATTTGTAGCTTTAGGAGCGACGGAATGTATATTCATAGCAATATTAGCAGAAACAAAATCATTTGCTTTATTTTGTAATAAATTGTCAATATCTACTTCTTCATCATCAGATGATATATCATCATTAGTTGATGATATAAAATTTTCCCATTCAAGATCAATATTCATTGTTGTAGACATTACTATATATCGGTAATTTATCTTTATATTCTTTATATTATTTTTATTTCAATTATTTTCTTTATTATATAATATAAAGAATGTTAAGAACTAGTCACCACGTCATCTTCGAAAGAAGCGAATCAATTCCTATTAAGCAAAATTTATCTACATCTATAAAAATAAATTCTCCAAAGGGAGAGTATAGCCTTAAGCAAAATTTTTTTGATCCTTCCAAAAGTTCGCCTCCTAATGAGTTTATGATTAAACTTCATATGAGAATAAATAAATATTACATGGATAATGATGATGACAGTTTAGATATTAAATAATTTATATGTATATTGTTATGATTATTTTGAGAATGTATTAAATTTTCAACAAAATCTAAAAACTTATCATTAATATTTTTTGTATATGTTTTAATAATATAATTTAGGAAATCTTTAATTATATTCTTTTTATCAATATTGTAATTTATACTTATGGAATGAATAAAGCTATTGATCTTTTCTATTTTTTCTTTCTGTAATATTTTTGTATAAAGCTCATCCCATACTTCATTATCTATTATATTAAGACATTCATTTTCTAAATTTTGATTCGATTGTATAAAATTTATCATACTTCTTATATCCGATTTATAAAGTTTTTGAATACATGATAATGTTTTTTGTGATAAATTTAATTCCTCGGATAACGAAATATGATTTAGGAACGCTATTATTTCTTCTTTTGGTAGTTGATTGAATCGTAAACGTATAAATTCATTTTGAAGTCCCTCATCTATTTTGCTAATATAATTACAAATCAAACAAAATCTTACATTACTTGTATAATTTTGTAATAAATACCTTAATGCTTGCTGAGCATTTTTCGTCATATAATCTACCTCATCTAATATAACAACTTTCATACCATTATTAAACAAAGGTTTTGAATTAACAAATAAATTTATTTGGCTTCTTATTATATCAATACCTCTTTCATCTGATGCGTTTAAATGTATAATTAAGTCCTTATTTTTTACACCCATTTTATTTTGATATGAGTTTATTAAGTTAATTATTGTTGTTGTCTTACCTGTTCCTGGTGGTCCATAAAATAATAAATTTGGAAAATAACCGGTTTCTATTATATTTTTTAAAATTTGTTTATTTAAAGGGTCTAGAACTATATCATCAATATTTTTTGGTCTATAAAATTCTACATAAGGTATCCCACTACTCGTCATATATTAATTATATAATAATATTTTATTTAATATAATATTATAATTAATCATAATTATCAAAATTATCAAAATTAAAATATTGAAATTAAAATATTAAAGATATTTAATGAATATAAGTAATACTATGAATTCTCATTATAAAGCTGGATATCTCGAAATTATATTAGGACCAATGTAT